GAATTCAATATTGTTGCAATTTCACTCCATGTCAATTCTCCCCATTCCATGTCATACCCGCCGATTGTTCCCATTGGTGCGTTATGCATAATCAAATCTTGACTTCTTTTAGAGTCTTCTGTAGAAGTGGTTGCGAACACCGGCTTGTAACTGTCCGGTGCTCTTATAACGACATTGTCTATTTTAAACTGTTCCTGTGTCATATTCTTCTCCTTACGCTAACTCAAATGGATTTTTCCCGTTTCGATTTCTTCTCATTTCGGCTTCACTGATAATAATATCTAATAATTTTCTGCCAGATGCATTGACTGTAACATTATAGGTATTTCCATTTCCCTGTCCTTTTCCTGATTCCTCTCGGACAATCTGACGCAACAGGCTTTCCGGTGCTTCCAGGTTTTTGCCTTTCTTCTGATCACCTAATACCGCAAGGAATTCTGACCTTGGCGGAATAACCGCGCCACTGGCCAGATATGGGATAGTTCCGATACGTGGAAATGTTGCATGAAATCCGATAGTCTTTGAGCCAAACGGTGTTGGAACAGTCCAAGGCCCAAAGGAAAATGCAGATTCAATTCCACCAATTGCATTATTAATCATCCCAACTGCATTATTAACAATGCTGATTGCCTGATTAATCGGAGCTTTAATAAAATCCACAATGCCTTCAAATGCAGATCTGACTGCATCTCTGGCGGCATTAAACTTATTGATGATAGCATTTTTTATCGCTTCTACTTTATTAGAAACAAATGTAGTTACATTTTCCCATACTTGGGATGTTTTATTCTTTACGCTATCCCATACGCTCGCAACTTTTGTTTTAATTGCATTAAATACTGTGCTGGCTGTGGATTTAAGAGAGCTCCAAAGGCCAGAAAGTGTCTTTTTGATTGCGTTCCAGATTGTTGAAGTCAATGCTTTAATCGCATTCCAAGCAGTACTGATGATGCTCTTTATTATACTCAATGCGCCTTTTGTTACGGTTTTAATTATCTCCCACGCACCTGACACAACATCTTTGATAAAACTCCATGCTCCATCCGCAATCTCTTTTATTCCCTGCCAAGCCAGTTCCCAGTCTCCTGTGAAAACGCCGACAAGAAAATCAATGATTCCGCTCAGTGTATCTGCTACATCACCAATTATTTTAATTAATGATTTCATAACTTTTATTGCTACGGTGCCTACAACGTTAATTATTTCTGCCACGACCGGAAGCAAATTCGCGATTATCCAGTTAATCAAAGGCACTAATACCGACTCCCACAGAAGTTTCAGAGAATCAATGAGTTTTCCGAGGAATGTTTCTATCTTTAAAATCGCATCCCCTAATGGTCCCTCTAATAGCCCTTTGAACTGTTCTGCCAGTCCTTGCAAAACTGGAAGAACATAGGTGTTGTATCCAGTTATCAGAGTCTCAAATATGCTTGATAATCCATTCGCTATAGAATCAAAGAACGGCTTTACGTGTTCATCGTATAACCTCGATATTGCGTCACTAAGATTTTGAACAACTATTAAGATCCCACTTGTTACAGTTTCTATTACTCCGAGGCTACCCTCGATTGCTGACTTTAAAATGTCCTCGTTGTCGATAAAAGGCTGCGCGATCATGTTAAGGATATCTCTGCCAAGTTTTGCAGCCGTTTCCGTAAGAACCATTCCGATTTCAGCAAAGATTCCGATTAAATCTGCTGTGATTTGTTGCGCAGTTTCTCCGCCGAAAATTGAGAAAACATCAGCGAAGGCGACTGCAAGATTCCCTGCGATTTGCGAAATTTCAGAGCCGATATTGAACATATCTATCAGATAGTTCTTTATTCTTTGCGTGTTTCGCTTTAAAAACTTTTCGATTCCGCCTATAATGTTTTGCGCAATTGTTAATCCGATTCTGGCAAATGAGCCAGCAACTTGTCCAATTGCATACGCGTATGAGTCCAAGAATTTATTTGCTGCTTTAGTGACTTCCGGGTCGGCGAAGATATCCTTTAAGGATTTCCATATAGAATCAAGGTCTTTCTTTATTCCGTCAAAAATCGGCTCGTAGTCTCCTAACCCATCCCAGAATCCTTTTGCGATTAACTTAGCCAACTGTTTAAATCTGTCGATTATCTTTTTTAGCGGTTTTGACATTTTATCAAGAACTGTCTCACCCTCTGCCAACTTTCCATAATCAACATTTTGTACAGCATCTTTCATCTGGTCTGCAAGTCCGCCGGTTGTACCCGGCACTTTTGACGATGAATCCGCACTTTTATCCGTTGAGTAATTATTTATTTCGTCGAGAGGACTAAGATATCCTTTTGCCGCCTTAGTAGCTTTCTTGGTTGCGTCCGCTGTATCATTTGTTGCATCTGCCAGCTTTTCGGCATTGTCGGCAGCATTTCCATATTGGTCTGCCGTATCAGCCATTGCATCTGTCCCGGCAAGACCTGCGCCACTCGCGCCTGTCTGGCCAGATGATTTCTTTCCGGTGATTAACTCCGTAAATGACTTGAAGGCATTTGCCAGAGTTGCTAACTTACCGAGCAAGATATTAATAACTTTCAGAACAGGAGTGAAGAGATTGATTAATCCCTGTCCAACTGTCGCCTTGAGAGATTGCAGCTGTAACTGCATTACTCTTACCTGGTTCGCCCAGCTGTCTGAAGTACGGATGAAGTCTCCAGATGCGGCAGACAACTGTTTCTGTACAAAAGCCAGACGAAGAGCCACTTTCTCCTGCTCGGTCATAGCAGATGTGGTTTTCCCGTATCCATTAGCCAATGCATATTCATCAAGTGCATTTTGAGTCATTACAACCCCAATATCTTTTAATGTTTCTGTTTCACCAGAAAATACAGACTTTAACTTGATATATGCTAAATCCTGACTAATATTGTAAAAAGAAGCTACATCTCCTGCTAACTGGGTAAGCTGTGTTGACATATCGTAGGCCTGTGATTCCGTAAAATTAAACTGTTTTGCCATTGATCCAAATAAGCCTACATATTTTTTTGCCATTGTTTCTGACAAGCCTGCTGTCTTTACTGCTTTTTTTGAAAACTCGTTAACTTTTTCAGTCATATTTGGAAAAACTACATTCACAACACTTTGAACTTCGTTTAAATCTGAACCAAGTTTTGTACACTCTTTTCCAAACTGCGCCAGTTTTCCAATTGCGAATACTCCGCCAATTAGTACGCCTAATTTCTTTACTACGCTACCAAGCCCATTGAATGATTGCCTAATTGCTGATACGCCGTTTTGCACGCCTGATGTGTCCATTCTGGTATCAATAATGACTGAGCCATCAGCAGCCATGTGTCCACCTCCTAACTATTTGAGGTTCAACATCTCATTCAGCTTATCTTTATAAGCTTGCTCCTCGTCGCTGAGACGTGTTTTTATGTCAATAATATTCTTATTTTCCTGATAGAATTTCTTTTCCCATTTATCGAGCTTTTCACCCTTCGCCTTTTTAGAGCGGATTCCAACAACTGTATTGAACAGGCACTCGCCGGATTCCATGAAGTACCCGAAGAACGTCCACCAGTGCATATACGGTACCGACCTGATTTCTTTACCGGCAACTTTGTTTACAGCCGGAACGATCATATCTCCATCCTGTTCCCAGTCCATCAAACGGGGTTTGGATTTGTTCGGGCTATCATCGAATTGACCACAATCAATAAACTCGCAAGCTTTCTGACAAGCTTCTGTAAGATGTTCCAGGGGTATGCTTTGCCAGTCCTCAAACAAAATCTGTAACATAACAACAGCTTTCGCCTGTTCGTCCAATTCTGGGTCATTCATGGCGACCAGAATATCAATAATTACTCGAAAATCCGTTCTGATAGAAAAATCCACCCCACTGATATTTAGTGAGGTGGGTAACTCATAGGCGGTCATTTTGTATACTTCTCCGTGTACTTATTGACTACTTCCTGCATTTTTTTCTTTCTCTTTTCAATTTCCGGAGTAAGCGCTTCATTAATTTTGTCCAGAACGATATAGGCAAAAACCTGACCATTTCCAAAAACAGTTGTTGCGGTAATTGGTTCTTTGAATAAATCCTTAGATGCTTCGTATCCGAGCATATAATTGATTCTATCCTCAATCTGCTTATTGATCTCCGCCATCTCTTTGCTGGAAGAAACATTCTTAACAGATTCCTGAGCCTGTTCAAAGAAAGTTTCCAATTCTTCCGCTCTTGCTGCAACGTTAATGTCAGTAGGGTTCAGCTTAAATGAAGAGAACACTTCACCCTGTTTGTTTGTGAATGTGAAAAGAAGAAATCCATCATCAATGTTTGTGTTAATTGTTTTTGCCATTTTCTATACCCTCCTAAAAATTATTCGCTGTCAGCTGTAAATGTTCCTGAAGTAATGTCAAATTTTCCTTTGACACGTTCTCCAACGTAGTTCACTGTAAACGGAATCTGATATCCAGATGTATCACCGCCGTAGGATGTCGGCACAACATGGCAATCCTGCTTGTATGCTTCGTATTTACCGGCTGTTGCTTCTTTCCAGAGGTGCACTTCAACTGCACTTGTTTTCAAATTATCGTCTTTAAGACGTTCATCAACGATCTGCTGAAGCTTTTCGAACAGATCTGATGTAGTATCTGCATAGAACGGATCAGCGTCAGAAGAAGCTTCGTAGCCATTGTGTTTAAATGTGGATTCTCCAAGAATGTTTTTAGATGTTTCAGTGTCTGGATTGAGTTCTACATTGTACTCTTCCAGGTCTTTTCCAAGACGCTCATATTTCGGCGTCAGTCCTCCGCAGAGGGAGCCTGCGTCGATATAATGAGCCATATATTTACGGTCAATTTTTCCTGTAACTGGCATAGAAATGTCCTTTCTGCCTATAACTTTAAAAGGCTGTGTAGGTTAGCGACTATCTCCAATTGATAGCCGGTTGTTACTTGTTATATTGCTTCGTAAGTATTTTCGTAGCGCACCGACAATGGTAACAACCAGTCCTGTACGCCGCTCTCCTGCGGTTCTAAACCATAGGAGTTGTCACGTGTGATACGTTTTATCACTCGCCCCTGTGAAAGCTCTGGAAACACATTTAAACGCGTCTCAGAGCCATTTATAATAACTGGTTCCCGGCATATCCATTTACCGAGATTGTCAAGGAACTTCTGAACAGATAGTTTCTGCCTTTCTTTGTCAGATGCTGTACGATATACCACGTAAAATGGGTACTGACATACCTGATGCATCGTTCCGCAAACGTCTTCTTTCTCTGAATAGATCAACGCCCCGTTGTCTGCCGAGAACGCAATTCCTGATTCTTTGCCGAGTTCTTCAAACTTGATTGTTTCATTTTCGTATAACCCTGGATACTGGTTTAGAAGTGCTTTCATGGCATCTGTCAGAATCTCATATCCAGTTGCATCTTTTCCGATAGGTTTATCCGCCATGTCTGCCACCTCCTGCCTGTGCTTTTACTTTACGAATCCATGTGTCGCCGTATTGTCGTTTAGCGGCATCGAACCACTTTGCTTGTGCCTGTGGGTGAATTTGTTTGGTGTATTCAAGATTTTCCTTTGCGGCTGTCTGACCAGAAAACTGACTAACAAGAACTTTCTTTGCTCCACGTCTTGCGTAGGGACTTCCAGTTGCTTCATCAACCATTCCTTTCCCCTCGTACAGAAAACGCCCATAAGGAGCCGCCGCCGCGCATACTTTCCCAGTTCCTTGCAAAGATGTACTCTCAATTCTTGTCCGATTGATAAAATTTCCGGTAATCATTGGCATAAATGGAACCATGCTGTCCATAACCATTCCGTCAAGGAGATACTGGGCTTCTTGATACTGTCTGGAAAACCTGTCCATATTCAGCTTGATTTTCATATCTCCATCGACTATGGAGAATCCTTTGAAATGATGAATCTTACTCATATTACTTACCCAGAATCTCAAAATGTGGAATCAGCGTATACGGACCGCCTACACTGGTAATCTTAAACACGTTGTCCTTGTTCTCATTCATGTACTGGTAGAATCCGTTTCGGTAATCACTGTCAATTACCGTTCCGCCAGTCCACTCACCCTCCCAGAAGAATGATTCATCCGAGAATGTAATAGTGTCCTCCAGAGCGTTGTTAATCTGCCTTTTCCACTCTTTAGGCGGCACCCATGGAAGAATCTTGCCGTCTTTGTCAGTAATGGTTATATCGCCGTTCTGGACGGTATATCGGATGTGTAACTGTGCGTTGTCAGTTGCGTCTGGCCCGTACTTTTTAAGGATTGCTCCTTTGTCCGTAATCAGGTCAACGCCAGATAAAACATGAGGATACCAGTACGCATCTCCTGTCGTGGCTGATTCATAATAATCAAAAATCGTCACAGTTTTGCTATACATGATACCCTCTCCTTAATCATTCTTTCTGTACTGTCTGCTTAATAACCTGATTTACTCCGGTTGCTGACAATCCGTTAAACATACCAACCGCAACTGCCGTTATATAGTCCGTTGCCGGGAAATCCGGGATAACTCCCATCCCGACTGCTCCGAGAATCCCACCAATAACCGCCATAATCACCGGGATCCATTCATCAGAGACTCTTTTTGATGCTTTACATCCCATTCCCACGATGTAGCAAATCATAACGATTGCTATACATGAGCCTAATGTTGAAATGTCCATTATTCAGATACCTCCTTAAATTCTTCTTCAAATTCATCCTTTATCATTGTATCGAAATATCCTTCTTCATCACGCAAGACGTAGTCTCCAGGCTCTATGAGTACCGAATCAACCATTTCGCCATTTCTAAACGGAGCAGGATATGTAGAAATCTCAATGTGAGGTGGGTTAAGATTGTTATTAATTTTTACTGAATTGCCAACAAACTTTTCAATTTGAGCTATGCTTTCTGGAGTGGTAAAACATTGAATAGCTTCAACTATAGTCGGTTTTATTCGTACATATTTCATACTCACACCCCCGCATACAAAATTGGTATCCCATCATCCGCCCTTATTCCCATCAGAAGCGGCAAAGCTGCCTTTAAGAGTAAGTCGTTCGTTTTCTGTACATCTCCGGCGGCGGCATACACTGCACTCCATTCCTTTGCACTTGCTCCAATCTGCTGTGGCGTTGCGTAAGAGATGGATTCACTGCCAGAAGATACAGATGTTACAATGCCTGTTGATTTGCCACCGACATTTGTGTCGGTCACATTTGCTGATGCCTGATTGATAGCATTCTTCTCGGCAAGATCAATCTGATACATTAATTCAGCCAATGAACAGACTGCCTTTTTGATACGCTTCTGTGAGCGTTCGTTTGTTGGCAGTCCGTCCACCAACCTGTCAAATGTCATTGTATCCACAAAATCACTGGCTCTTTTTGCCAGTCGTGGAAAGTCGGTTTCTGGCACGACATTGCCGAATGATTCTGTATAGAATTTATAATCTGCATAAGCCATGCCAGTCACCCCCTACGTTTATGATTTCGCTGTTACGCTTGCACTTCCGGCATTCAGTGCCTTGTATGTTCCGTCACACTCAACCACTGTAATCTTCTGCCCGGTTGCTGCCTTAATGTCGGCTTTTCCGTCCCATGTAGTCCAGTTTCTGAGATTCTGGCCATAAGTTACAGCTGTTTCAGATGCACCAACTTTGTACTTGTACACATTGTTAGCGTTTTCTTTAGCCGGGTTTACAGTGATTTTTGTATCACCAGTTGCTGTTCCTGCCGCAGATATTACTGTCAGAGTGCCAAGCGTTGGTGTCTCATCAATGGCAATTACTGCGATTGCATCAATGTACTCCGCAAAAAGAGTCAGTCCCATAACTGCGAACGCTTCGGAAACTGCTGTGTGGTAGTTGCCCTGAGTGTGGAATCCGATCAGGTTTGTCTCGCCAGATACGGTGTATACAAGCCCTGCTCTTGCGAAGTCAGATTCGTTCGGGTCAACATAATACAGAACGATGTTCTCGACAGGTGTTGCAATAACCTGTCCTCTCGGGATTTCGCTGTCAGACAGTAAAAAGATTGTGTTGAATCCCATAAAGTCTTTCATGTACTGAAATCCGAACTGGTTCTGAATAGTAATTTCAGCTGCTCCGAGGTATTCATATACGTCCAGAATGTTGACAAATCCAGCGACGCCAGTCACATTTCTGTGCATCTGCTTGAATTTGTTCTCAACACGACCCTTAGCCATTGCCAGAGCCATCTGGAATGTAGTTTCTGTGGAAGTAAGTGTACCGGTTTTCAGATAGTCATAGAATCTTCCGGTAACATCAGTCTGAAGCTGGAAAAGGAATTCATCATCGGTCATCTGAACAGCGTTCTCGTAACCGTGATCCTTAATCGCTTCGATAGATACAGCCTTTGCGTACTTCTCGATAGTCATTTCCGCATAGGGTTTTTCTTTTACAACGAATTTGCTGTAAGGGATTTCCTCGCCCTCACCAACTTTTCCGCTCTGTAAAGTACCCTCTGCATATTTTGATTTAAGAACCGCTCCGGGCGTCTTTTTGATTGGACGCATGATACCAAGTATTTCACGTAAGTGTTCCCAGTTTCTTTCGAATCTGGTAACAAAATCAATCTCACGTGCTTTTACCTGAATATCATTTGTCATAATAAGATTAGCTTTTGCTGCCATATAAAATCCTTTCTACCCATAATTAATTATTAAGGCATTGGGTTAGCGGCTATACTCTGGTGTATAGTCGGTGTAAAAAATCACTGGAATAACTGGATATTCTGAGCAATTGCAGCCTGTCTCTCGGACGGGTCTTTGATCGCTTCGATATCTTTTTTAGTCATGCTTCCCGGTGTCTGCTGCTGTCCAACGTGAGTGGTAAATCTTGCCTGATTCTGCTGAGCCTGCTGCTGAGATTCATCCACAAAAGCAGATGCGTCAGACTGCTTCATCTGCTCGATCAGATCGTTCAGGCCAAGGATTTTACCGTCTTTCAGTTTAAGACCTGCTTCTTTGATGTCTGCCATGACTGATTTCTTTGCCGCTTCGCTGGAAAACTTAACGTCATCGAGTGCCGCTTTCAGAGCATCCGAGAAATCACGGTCGTAGATTTTTGCATTGAATTCTTTCTCTGCATCTGCCGCTTTCTGTTTCCAAGTCTCTAACTCGCTTTTAATATTTGCCGGGTCGATACCGTCAAAACTTTTTAAGGTTTCTTCTGCTGTCTCAGCACGTACTTTCCAGTCATCACGTTCTCCCTCGACTTTTGACAGAGTTTTTGCAACTTCCTTTGCATTCTTGTAATTCTCAGAGAGTACTTTCTTTACATCTGCCTGTTTATCCTCCGGGATTTCAATTCCAAACGATTTTAAAGTGTCAATAAGTTTCTGCATAACATCCTCCTGGTCGTGTTTATTGACCTGCCGCCGCAGGTAAATGGATTAAGCCAGTTAGACCACTGGCAAGGTAATCGGAAAGGCAGGAATCGAACCTGCGACCTCACATTTACAGTGCGATCTACCACTGAGCTACATTCCATGCCGCCTATAACGGCCAACCCTCTAAAAAGAAACTGGGGTGAATTTCACTTCTTTCGCTATAGCGTAAATCCACCTGAGACATAGACCACCTGTATACAAACAGCTTAACTCTAAGCGGATTAAAGCGGAGCGCCCGGAATCGAACCGGAGACCAGAGTGCGACTCTGTCAGTTTTCCACTAGCGTACATTCCACACAACCCGGATTCCCGGGTTAGCAAGGTGTTTAACGTGTCATGCCTGCCACGAGTTGTTTCGGATATTTATTTCTTTTTTAAAAGAAAAGTATGAATAACAAAAACCTTAATCAAGGAGGTGAGCCATCTTGCGTGCCAGATGGCAAATACGCACGACAGGATTCGAACCTGTTCAACTTTCCGTTAAAGCGTGCGTACCAGCTACTAAATTAAAGGAAGGAGGATTAAAACGAAAATGTCAAAAACAACCGTTTTACTTGTGCTTCCTGCTGCACAATTACATTATAACAGATTTCTTTTAACTACCTCTCTACCACTTTTGTGTTTTTAGAGCATATCACGGAGTTTTTCTACGTATCTCTTGACAAGATCACGTTCTTCCCGGCACTCTGCATCCTTGGACATATCACTCATTTCTGTTGTAAGTTCGTCCAGATGTTCTTCCAATGCGGCGAGCATCTTTCTTTTGCAGTCTTCAGACTTGCCGGAACGATAGCTCTGTTTCTGTGTCATATAGTCGTCATAAGCATCTCGTCCGTCAGAGCGGCTGTAATGTCCTCTAACATAATGCTCACCACGTCTGGCATAAGAACTGCCTCGGTCATAATCCGGCATCATTCTGCCGTCATTTGCGCTGTATCTCCCCATGCTGTCGCGCTTTCTTCCACGTTCGCTGTAATCGTCATTGTATCCGCCACGCATCTCATCAAGGACAGTGTTATAGTACTCCACTTTCTTGTCCCAGTACTGCGTGTTCTTTATGTCTTTGTACATATCAATCAGTTTGTATGTCATTTCCAGATTTCCAGTGGTCAGTCCATTATCAGCGATTTTGGACAGTTCGTCTTCAATTCTTGCACATAAGTCTTTAATGTCTCTCATAATCGCACCTCCTACGCTTCTCTGGTCACAACAATATTTGCGTTCGCAACAGATATTGCCTGATCGCTTGTGTTCTCTACTGCGATATTAACGCAACATCCGCGAGGCACATCAATATAGATACCTGCGGACACATTATTGTACTGATTTACTGCTGCCGGTGTGGAAATCATCTGAGAAGAAAGAACCGGCTCACCAGAAATTGCAATAGCCAGTGAGATAGCTCCGACAGTACCGCCTGTTGGAATTGCGATATTACCAGAAAAATCCACGAAGAATCTCGCTTTACACTGGTTAGTCAGTCCTCTTAGAGTGATGATTCCACTTCCCTCTCTGTGCTGAATGCAGTTAGAACCTTTAACTGCTGTGTTTGAAAATACTACGTTTCCATTTGCTGCTACAGTCTGAGCAGCCACATTTGTAAATTCTGCCATAAAAATACTCCTTTCATATCACAAAAGGACAGGTCTCAGCCTGCCCCTCTGTGTAATAACGGCATAAGCCGACATCCGAAATCAATCGAAAGATACTCTCGATATGAAGTTATCAGCAATTGCATCCGGTGTTGCATCCGCATCCACATCCGTAATATGTGTTCGGGTTAGGAACCTGATATGCCGGAATCGGTGCTGGATTGATTGCATTAATGAGCTGCTGTGTCTGAGAAGCCATTGCAGTTGTGAGAAGTGCGCTCTGGCGATCCTGAGATGCAGCACGTCTGAGATCATTATTCTCAGCCTGCAGACTAGAAATCTTTTCATTGCAAAGATAGTCAAGAATGGCTCTTGTTCCTGCATTCTGGTTATCAATGATGTCTCTTGTGTTACTGTTCATGGTGTTCTGCAATGCACAGGTGTTCTGTGCCATATTGTAGTTCACGCCCTGGATAGCTTCCCGGGTCTCGCAGCAACAGTTCGCAAGCTGAGCCTGTAAAGCATTTGTATTCTGCATGTTTGCTACAGTATCAGCATTGATTGCCTGCTGGATTCCAAAGCCGGTCTGCATGATGTTTGTATTGATTCCGTTAAAACCGGTAAGCATACCGTTATTCATGGCATAGAATCCATCACACAGGCCACTATTGATTCCGTCAAGTTTGCTGATTACTGCGGAATTGTCAAATCCTCTCTGAATGTCTGCCTGAGTAGCTGCTGTGGCTGCATATCCACCGCCATTGCCGTTATTACCCCAGCCGTTGTTTCCCCATCCAAAGAAAGCAAAAATGAATAAAACAATAATCCACCAGCTACCATCTCCGCCAAACATGCCGTCATTATTTCTACCGTTTCCAGTAGCAGCGGCAATATCTGCTAAGCTATAATTTCCATCCATAATATAATCTCCTTTTTGTGTATTTACATCAATCTGGCCAGATTGTAATGTACTATTTCATTCCTTTCAACATGTGTTGAAACTGTCCTGCCATCTGCTGAACCTGATTAAGCTGCTGCTGAGAAATCTTTCCAGACTGCAACATTTTCTCAACTTCTGCTTTCGGGTCTCCCTTAAAATTCTGTTTAAACTGCATAAACTGCTGCATCATCTGCATTGGCCCGTTTCCCTGTGGCATCCCACCACCGAGGGCATTGAATAATGGATTACTCATCTGCGTTTCCTCCCTTGACTGCTGATTCCTGCACGGTATTAGCCCTAACAGGTTCAGAAAAAGAATTTAATCGGTTTATGATAGCTTCGTATTTACCCTTTAAATCGTCGTATTCCTGTCTGGTGACATATTTACTGTCCATGTTCTGAACAGGCTGCTTAGGTGGCATCTGAGTGCCTACTTCATGGTATTCAAACGTCCGTAATGGTTGTGGCATACCAGAAGCGTCTGTAGATTTTATGTAGAACTTTTCGCTCTCTGAATCCATCAGTAAAACACTTGTCCCAGGTGCTACTAGATAGGATTTTGCACCGACTTCGCCAGATACCCACAGGATACCATTGTTATTCTGTTGCGGTTGTTGCGCTGGTTGAACTGGCATCTGGACAGGCTGTTGCTGGAACTGGTTCATCTGTCCCGGAACACCAAAACTATATTGATAAGGATTGTTATATAATGCCATCTTATGCACCGCCTTTCTGATTATATTTTTGCATAGATGTATCAATCTAAAAAGTTCAAAAAAGTATCGAAAAAGTATTGACACACCACCAAATTGGTGGTATTATATAATCATCAAAGGAACGGAGGAAAACAAAATGAAAAAATATAACTTATCAAACATTATGAAAAGAGCATGGGAACTGGTTAAAAAGTCAGCATTAACTATATCCTCCGGTCTTAAGAAAGCATGGGAGGAAGCGAAAACAATGGAACAAAAATTAGTTGAACTCATCGGAAGTCCAAAGCAGATTGCATGGGCTGAAGATATAAGAAAAAACATGATTTCATATTTATCTACTCTCGTTAGAAAATACGAAGCTGAAGACAGACCTGCTCGCGCAGAAAAAAGAGCTAAAGATATGGAGATTCTTAGCAATATCAAAGAAGCTTCATGGTTTATCAAAAATCGCAGTTATGCCGTATATTCTACAAATTATGATTCAAACGATTTAAGCGAATTAATGGCGAACCGAAATGAAATGAATTTATATGAGCGTATACATAAATATGTCAAAGAACATTGATAGAAAGGGAGACGAAATGTATGTATAAATATAATCAATCTGAATTTGAATCCATGATGGATGAATTAATGCATGATTTCAAGAAAAGCTGTGGAAAATCTGACGCCGAACTTGATGTAGCTTACAAAATCTTAAATCCCTCTCCTGTCGGCGGGTTTGTCGATAGCCTCGTTAAAATGGATAAAGATTATAGCACAAATCTATGGGAGATCAAGCGAAAACAAATCAAAAGCTTTATACCTGAATGCGACGGATACCAGTTAGACGACATCGTGGCCTATTGCCGTGCGAAATTCTTTAAAGAAGAAGTCGATCGTATCATATATGATAATTCTATCGCTGAAGAATGCGATGTTTGTGTATATGCGGACGGTACTATATTAAGTCCGGAATGGCCATATTTATGTGCAAAAGTATATGTGAGCATTAAATGGATTGACGAAAACAAAACCACTTACACCCGTATTTTCCCATCCGCGGTAGGATTCATGTCTTACAAAACAAAAGGATCTATGGAAGATGATCTGAAACAAAAAGAAAATATGTCCACCACGGAAATGCGTGAACACTTAAAGATATCCCGAGCAGAATTCTCAAGGAGGTACAACATACCGATTAGGACACTTGAAAACTGGGAATCTGGAAAAAGCAAATGTCCGGATTATGTGAGACAGTTGTTAGAGCGAGCTGTCTTGGAAGATTGCGAAGTGAAATAGGAGGCGTGTAAAATGATTAAGAGAGTAAAACTTGAAACCATTTACAAAATGGCTAAAGAAGATAATGAGAAAATAAAAGAATGCAAAACTTTCCCAGACGGATGGGATGAAAAAGTCTACGATTATTATAACAAATTGTCGAAAGATTCATACGACGTTGAAATGTTCATGGAATTTCTGGGCGGTGAAGATTCACCGCTAGAAATGGCGTACGCATACAGGAGAAATATGTATATCATGTTGTACACAATGAACGTAACAGATACGATGGCATTTGTGGATAGCGAATATGATATATTCTACATCGTATCAAAAGACGGTGACGATTATAACAGTTGGGAGTGGTGTTTCACGAACAACATTGACCCGATCAAATATAGGGGCGACGACGGAGACGAACCGGTCCCGGAATGGCTCATAAAAAAATACGAAGAACAAATAAAACCAGAATAAAAATAAGCCCCTGGGAGATAGTCCCGGGGACTTTTTGTCGTATCAACACACTTTAATTATTTTATTATTCACCCGGCGGCTCAATCGTTTCGCCGTGGATATACTCACATTCATCTGTTCAGCACAGTATTCAAGAGTGTGTTCCTGACATCTCAGCCGGAACAATCTTTCTTCGTCCGGTGTGAAATTACACTCTAACAAGAACCTGTCTATATCTTTCTTAGTGAACACATATAATTTCATGAGCATACCCCTTATTAATGCAATTAACGCTGATTCTGTGCAAGATACTCCGTGAGCTTCTGCTTTGTTTTTTTTAACTCCTCGACGTTGTTTCCGCTGATCTGACTGTCTAGCATGGTTGATAACACTTCCAGAATTAATGAATCTCGTTCTGCGATTCTCCGAAGACTTTCATAATCTCGTCTATCATGCTCTTCCAGTGTCTCTACTCGCTTATTAAGTCGAAATGCCGGAGTAATCCATTTAAAAATTACGGCTGCCGCGCCTCCGACAATAGACACCCCTCCACAGATAGAGAGGAAAATCTGTACAAATTCTGATATGCTCATTTATTCTCCTTTTCCCAGTAATATACCGGAATCTCATTACCGGAATCCCATGTGTCAAAATATTTGCCATCTTGTACCGTCACTACATGACCGTCTATGCAGAGGATGTATGTGCCTGTCGGATGGTCTGCGCAAAAGTCGTTGACTGTATAGATATATCGTTCTGACTGTTCAATTAGCTTACGTCTGTACCCACGTTTATAGAGATACGCGCCCCAAACGTAATTAGCTGATGGCATATCCGACAGAGCACACGCCTGTATCATTAATCCGGCGAATACTGTTTCCCAGTCGAACCCGGTTGCTTTACATATTGCCCGGACAGCACAATCTCCGACTCGATTCCCGGCAGGATTCGGATTGTAATATTCCCATCTATCCATTAGTCAATCCCCTTTGCTGTCTTATATCTCTTTGCCGCTCCTCTGGCTTTTGCGGCGTTCTGGCGGTTCCACTTAGCAATCATAAGTCGGTCTTGCAGTTCCCTCAGGTCATTCTGCTTGCAATAATCTTTGTATGCAGCATTTTGTTTCTGTAAAAGATAAGACTTCCGGTCAAGGTCTTGCTGAAGTGCAAATCTTGTCTGTTCGTCATTACAGTTATCAACCGCCGCTTGCATTCCAAGAACTTCACGCTTCGTTTTGCGGATTCTTCGCTCATAAGTGCGTTGCCGCTGTTCTTTTTCGTACTGTTTGCCTTTGTCAACTTTGTCCTGTGCCGATAGTTCTGCATAAGGATTAAATTCCCCATCACTGGCTCCAAAACTATGCCGACAGTTGACTCCTGACAGTCCGCTTGCCGTTCCATATCCAGTCAATGAGAATGGCGGAAATTTCTTACTCTTGCCAGAACGAGAGTATATCTTGCCTTGCCAAAACGAGTGATTTCCCGGATTCTCGCCGCCGTCACCTGTTCTGGCTCCTATGTGTGCACTGACCAGAACTAAATCCCAGTCCATTTCTTCCATGCGTTTGAGAGATATATCTCCCGTAGCCTGAGCCACACCAGTTCTGACAGAACGTGCAACTGCGGTTTCGATTGTGTCTTTTCTGCCAGATGGATATGTGACGGTAATACCATCGCTCACAACGTTATTAACTGCCTCTTTGATGGCTTGCGTATACCCGACCGCCCCTGTCATCACATGGTTATATGCAAGGTCGCATTGCTCAATATAGAGTCTCTGAGCGGCACTTGCGGTTGTTCTTGTAAAGTTCTTCCATTCGCCCATAGTCGCAAGCATATTCCGTTCCATGAGCCTTATCATAGCCGGAGACTGTTCGAGCGGTACAGGACTTAATCCTGCCGCCTTGTACACCTTGTCATCATAGTTCATTGCAGTGATTCCGGCATCTTCAAACGCTTCAAGGAGTTCCTGCTGTTCGCGTTTGGTATATCTGGATAATTCCGCTAGAATGTCCTCTAGTAGTTCGCCGGATTCCTGTAGCGTTCTGATTCTCCACGCATCGGAATTGGTTAGAATATAGTCCTCACCCCTGCCGATTCTTGCCATCATTCTCGACACAATCTCAGAGATGATATACTGATGCAGTTCTTCGGCAATCTGCTCGCTGCCCTCTACTATCCGGCGTAAATATTCTGGACTAAGTATAGTATATCACCTCTTTCAATAAATGTTGTGGTGCATGTTTGGGTTTTTGTTAGTTAACTAAAGTCCTCTTTAGTTTAGTTATAAGCAGACATTATATAATTTCTTACAGCAGAAACAATCGGCTGTGCCATCATTTTTGTATAACCGTCATCAGTGAGATGAATACTATCTTTAACATATTGTAAACGGTTTAACGGATTGATTCCACTATCACTAAACAAGTCAATCAATTCCACTCCAAAATCATTGCATATTTTTTTCATTATTGATAATGTATTTTCCGTGTTTTTTGCATCATGTGTAGACGTTCCAATCTGACCAGTAGTTCCACGACTATTACACCAATTTGTAACAAAAATTTTTGCATTTGGTGCTTTTGCTTGCAATTTCATAATTGTTGACCTAATAGCACCACCTAAAAACGACCTATCCCAATCACCATTATAGTTCGCATATTCTGCTGAGTTTTGCCAAGCTATGTCCCACCCAACATGAGGTATTGTTTCAATGCTTCCATCAACAGCAAAACCAGTTATATCTGGACTATCTTCTTTGATCCAATATTCTCCGTATTGACTGTCGTTTGCACTAGTTCCAACGATAATGATATCTACATCATTCGGAATCGTTGCGTCAATTCTAGCCCAGTCGGAAAATGCACATGGTGTTGTTCCGTCACTGCTAACTACTGATGTTATTGGCAGACTATTTCCAACTGAAAAATCAGTTGGCAAAGTTGCTTTATCATTTGCAATGAATTTAGAACCACCAATTCCTACACCGATATATGTTCCAAATCCAAAATGTTTTTGGAGAACTCCACCCCAAGCGTCACCCTCGTTAGAACATGCAAACAAACTATCTCCAAATAATACGATTTTCTTGTTTGAACAATCTGGAAGTAAAAGTAAATTTGTTGTTTTGCCTTCCAATGTTTTTAAACGATTTTCGTGTTCAGCGAAGTTTTCTGCATTTTCATTAATACTGTTGCCGACCAAGTTAATACTAAAATAATTCAATGCTGTTTTATCAGTTACTATAACAGATGAATTAAAGGCTTTCTTTATACGGACAGAATAGGTTTTACCTGCTGTAAACTCATAAATTTTTCTCTCTTCCACACTAGCTGTATTGTTAAGAACTACGGTGTTTGTGGATTCTATATAAACAATTTTACCATTTTCATTGAAGGTTGATTCGCACACTTCAATTTGATAATCAACATTATCCGATATTTTTTGAACGACCAATTTTAGTAAGTTATTTGGTGTAAATGGTTTAGATATAACTTCGTTTCCCGGTTCATTATCGTGAAAATAGCCACCGAAATATGCACCGTAAAACCATTCAATTTCTGATTTTAAATTTTTAGTGCCACTATAAACAGCATCTATATTGTTAGTTAAATCTTCCTTTAGTGAACCAGTTTCCTCTTTCAGCGAAGCAACGTCCGTCTTGTTCTGCTCGATCTGCCGTGCCTGTTCTGTGGTGGCTCCGGGCTTGACCGGATTCTTTTCAAGGTACTCATTTACTGCATTCTTGATTTCTTCCGGCGAAATCTCCCCGCCTATTCCTTTTAAACATAATTCGTATAAATACTCCTCTTTTCTTGTAATAGGCTTCGGGATTTCACCCTTATAATCACCTGTCAAGTACGCAAGATACTTTTCTTCCCTTGTTACTGGTTTATCTGCCATTTTTTTACTCCTCTCCGAATAATGTTGGTTCGTCTGGCTGAGCTTCTTTGACCATTGCTACCGCCTCGTCTTTCGTCATTCCTTCAAACTTCACGAAATACAGCCATGCCGGAACCTTGCCAGTGGTCACATACTGCCACCATCTTGCACGATCGTTTTCTCTAACATACAGAATGTCTCCGAAATCATAATTGACTTCATAGGCTCCAACAGGTGCAAGCCCGTACAGGTCAGCGTAAACGTTCAGTGCGTAGATTACTTCATCCAAACAGGATTCCAGCTTGTCCCTCACGTCTTTAATGAATTGCACTGTCCTCTGCTGTTCTGCTTCTACGCCCGTAGCCGTCTGAATACCGCTAGATTCGTTGAAAACAAAGTACCCGTTAGAGAATCCAATCTTATATCCTAACTGGCTTAAAAGGGCATTTATGCCGGCTATACGGGTATCTGTGTTGAGCTGTGGATTGATTTCTTGGTAGAATTCTTTTTCGTCCTGTCCGAATACATTCTTGACAAAGTGCGGTAATCTCATCTCGTTCCGTCTGTTCTCCATGCCCTGTGGTGACATAGCTGACACAGGTGTGCCACTTGGCATCAGCAGTCTATCATCTGCCAGAACAATCTTCTGAGAATCGAAAATTTCTCCGGCGTTACGGCTGTATGCAATGTCGAGGTCTTTTAATTCTTCGATAGCTTCTGCAAATATCGGAAGTCCAAGTGGTGTGCTGATGTCCACATTGTTCGCCTGTGGTGTCCGCAGTACTCCATACAACGGTCCGTCCAGCTTCTCCCCATTTGCCTTGAGAATCGGCGGTGTATCTGCCATGAGGTCAGCCCATTTGGTCTGTTTGAGGTCAATCTTATCGCCGATGCTCTGAGGAGATTTTGATACATAAGCTCTATTTGAAACGTAGTACGGATAGGTCGTTACGCCATCCACAGTGGTCTCAACAAATCTATGATATTCAAGCCTTGTGTAGTATTTCCGTCCAACAGTATAAGAATCCTTGAATATAATACCTTTAATTTCCTGGTTGTCGTAATCCACAATCATCACGTCTGCCGGAGTAAATACGTCAAGGCTCTCACCGTTTGGCTTGATAAATACTGTTCCATAAGCGCATCCATATTCTACCCAGTGACGAATCTGGAAATACACTTTGTCAATCTGTTCCTGTAGCCATGTAGCCCTTGCGGAGCCATCTATCTGAATGCCGATCGCCAATGTTGCGAGCCGAGCTGTCTCTGAGCAGACAGATTTAGCAAAATTAATCGTCTTGATATTATCCTTATCATCTAACCAGTCTGGTGCACCTCTGTAGATGTTCGCACATCGGTTAATCAGTGCTTCCATCTCTGGGAATTCTGCTGCCTGGATATTAAAATCCTCTTCGGCTTGTTTTTTGAATATCATGTTAAACCACCTTTTTAGTGTTGTTATAAGTCCCATTTAATCTACCTTTTAAAATCCATCCATCTTACAGAAGTATCTCGCACAATAATGTCTTCATATTCTACAACTTTTAAGATTTCGTTAATGTCAGATGATCCATATATTTTAAGCCGATGCTTAAGAATTTATTTATTTTATCTGAAAAGTACCTATCTAACATTTTATGCACTGTTCCCCCTTCTCATCGACAATGGACTTGTCGCATACCTGAGAGAATCTATCCAGTGATCGTTACCATCTGGATAATCTGCGATAACTTCTCCATTGCTATCTACTTCGTGCTCATAATTAATAATTTCCTTGTATGCTCTAGGCGTTCGTGCCGGATCAATAACTAATGTTCGGCACTGTAACCACTCAAAAGTATATTTGCGGCTTCCCGGTGTAACAATGGCCCTACGTGCTGGAAGCCCTGCATCTCGAAAGTCAATAATACTTTCTTCTTCATCAACTCCGCAAGATATTGAATAATCATCATATCCTTTTTTCTTTATCTGGTTAGCCATTTCCTTGTTTCTTATCTTGGGACCTCCAAGTTCGTCTAATAAAAAAACTTTTTCCTGATTAGGGACATAAGCTACACGGAGAAATGCTTTAGGATCTGGATACCACCCCCAGTCCTGTCCCTGGTAAATGCTTTGATACTTCTGAATCTCTTCATCTGTTATTGTCCGAATCTCCAACAGCTCAAAAATATTTGTTCCAAGTCCAACCGGAAGTCCTAAATATTCATGGTCGTAAGCTCTCTGATTTGTCTTTCTCAAATGCTCCGCATCATCAATAAATTGCTGTCCAAGCCATTCAACAGGAACTGATCTGTAATCGCTCTTATGCCTGTAGCTGTCGTCTCGTGGCTCTTCTACATACACATTCGCCCAGTTACTCCGGCTAATTGGCGGATTGAATGTCTTAAATACAACAAACTTACTGCCGCCTCGAAGGACTGACTGCTGCACTGTACGAATTTCTTCAATGCCCGAAAATTCGTCAAGTTCCTCGAACCAGAGATACTTGAAATATCCCTTGCTTGCTTTAATAGATTTAGTCTTTTTTGCCTTGTCCAGTCCTCTGAATATGATTTTCTGTCCAGTAGGCTTATAAGTGTACTGCATAGGGCTTACACTGGTGTCCCATAGTTCATTGACTCCGAGTGCGTCAATTCCCCATGCTATCTGTTCATAAACGGATTCTCGAAGTGTGTTTCCAACTTTACGGAAGATAACAGCATTTGACATTATACCGTTCTCTGCGTCCTGCATCATCAGGAAAGGAATCATTACACCTACAAAAGATGATTTAGTAGATCCGCGCCCACCATACAAATCATAATAGGTGTGTTTTCCGTCCAAAATGTCCCAGAACACATTGTAAAAGGCAGGAGCTATAATTTCATCCAGATTAATCGGATTCTCATTCATTCTGTTTCTCCGGCCTTGGAATGTTATTCACAATCGTAATCTTTCCATCTCCAGAATCATCATTTTTCTTATCAGCATCCCATCCCTTAAAATTATTTCTCAAGCTGAACTGAGCGCCATTTGAACCATCACGATCAAATAGCCTTTCCTCTGCGTACTGTTCTACTCTGGCTTTCGCGCGCGTAATCGTGTCATTAAACTCTGGTTTTGTTTGATAATTCAAAAGCGCCTGTCTGCTTGCAAATCCAAGTGCCAATGCCAATCCTGTAATCGTTGGAGGATGAACGTCTGCAAAAACTGGTGAGCCAAATTTATTAAATACCTGCTTGCCTTTGCTATCAGTCAAAGGATATCCTTTACAATCCTCAAAATATTTTTCGATTTTTTTTTCAATTTCATCCACCGTTTTATACATGGGCGGTTTTCCCATTGGCATTCCCACATTCTCACCTCCAAACATAAAACACCCTAGCATAGTTATAGTTATATATACTATAATACCATACTAGGGCGTACGTAGCTCTCTACCACTTTTATAATTTTTTAAGTTTTTTTAAAGTCTGCCAATCAATTTGGCCAGATGATAGTATTCCGCCATGACCTTACGTTTATAACCGTAGAAGTCAGTCTCCGTTGCAGGAACCGTTCTGATCTTCTCCATTGTCCGATAGCCGATGCTGTTCACGATGCTGTCATAGATTTGTGATTCGATTCCGGGTGCATATTTGATAGATACCTGCAGCAGATTGTATTTATCGCTTTCGCTAAGATTCCGCAAGTGACTTTGTAATGTTGGTATATCGTCCGGCGGCACTCCGTAATCAATCAACGTCGCATTTCTCAACTTCATTTATTTCACCTTCTTCATTCAAACTCCAGTCACATGGCATGCCTTGAAAACATTCTGGACAGTGTTCGTAGAATCCGCAGCCTTTGCAATTCATTGGCTGTCCAGTACAATATTGTTGTAGCACGTGGTATGCTGATATAGCAAGGTTTAGCGTTATGTCTGGTGCAGGTTTGTTTGACATAGTTATCACTCCTCCACTCCAAACATTTTTCTCAAATTATGCTGACAACCTTTTGCCACCTTTTCGAGGTTTTCATAACATGGTCTCAGTGTGCATCTTTCTTTATATCCATCGCATTTAGCACCGAATAAGATATAGTTTCTACATATACCATCTTGACTAGCACAACATTTATTCATTTTGAATCTCCTCCAACTTCTTCTTAGCTTCTTCACGGGTGAGGAATACGGTTTTACCAAATTGGTTAGCATAAAAGCTTACATTTATAGACGAAAGACAAGTTGGACGCACATAATATTCTTTTTTACTATCACATTCGTATTCACATCCACTACAACTGTATTCATCAAATCTTGATCCACATTTCGAACAAATCGTCCATCTGGAAGATATGAGGTATATTTCTGCGTTCTTATTAGCTGGCAGTCTCACAAGCAATCCCTGTTCTTCTAAGTCTTCATAAACAGCAAGTTTCGTAAGAATTTTATCCGCAAACGGTTTTAATAATCCATCCGTAATTTCTTCTTTTGCAACTCCTGTACCATCAACATTTCTTTCTCTTTCTGTTAATCTCTCCATCTACTTCACCTCTTCCATCTGACTTTCTACAGTATCTGCAAGCAACTTCAAGGACTCAATAAATGGTTCCGTCAATGCTGTTCTGTCTGGGTATTTAGTGAATGTTCTGACAAGTTTTACTGCATCCTTGATTTTTTCTTCATCTTTGACGATTTCGGACGCTTCGCACAATATCCTTTCATTGTCTCTGCAAGTGACCATCTTGCTACTATAAAAATTCAATATGTTTGGAATTGGAATTTCGACAGGGTTTAAATGGTTTACTCTCGCCCATGTGAATCCCTGAAGCTTTGCCATTTTCAGAACACTCAAATATTCTTCCTGTGTCTTTACAAACACGATTTTTCCAGTTAAAATAATCATTTCTCCACCTCTTATCGCTTACTTTTTATCGCTTGTTTTCATCGCTTGTTTCTGTAATTTCTCTCAAGCAGGCATTCCAACCAACCGCAATAATATCTTTTTGTGATTCTACATTGTCATTCGGAACGATATACTCTTTTTTCTCCGGCAATGGTTTCAATGGACACCATTCAGGTCTTGATTTGCTTTCGCAATCATAATGTTCTTCTGTCATCAGAATTACATCATAGTCTAAACAGTCAGCTAATTCACAATAACCCACATATTCAAGTTCACCGCAGTATGAAGTTCCGAACGGGCAATCATAATAATTGTTGGTGTATCAATCACTAATACTGATTTACTCATCTTCTCCTACCTCTTTTCTGTAAGAATGCTCCGTACTGTGCAGGACTGATAACATCAATTTTTCTTCTGTCAGCCTGATAATATCCAGCTCTTCCATTCTTTTTATTTTCTTCTCTTGTGAACATAGTGGAAATGTCTTTGCCTTTACTCATTTAATTCCACCACCTTTCACAATTTCATCAATTGTTGTATCTCCTTCTATGCAATATTTTTCAAATAAATAATTCTCCATCTGCTCAATAACCTTATCCACATCAAAAGCTGTCGACTGCTCGTCAATAACTGCACCTATTGCAAAATCCATATCCGAACCTCCAAGAGAATCAATTATTTTGTCTGCATCAATTAACCGCATTTTTATTCCTCCCACACTCCCAACAACCTCATCCGCTCATACAGTACAGCGACGGTCTTGCGCCTGTATCCGTAGAAATCCTTCGGGTTCATTGGGATATATCTTTCTTTGCTGATTTTCCTGTAACTTTTCCGGTGCAAGATATTCTCAACAACCATATCCGCTATCACCGTGTTCTTAGGGCAAGCTGACAAGGCGGCGCTGGTAAGCAGGTATCCGTACTCTGCCGGGAAGTCTTTCAGCATCGTATTCAGTTTTTCTATGTCCTCTGCCGGAATACCGTAGTCTTTCAGCTTTTTATTCCTTGTCAGCATATCGTTCTCCTTTCTAATCGTCTGGATGGTGCTTGTCGTACATGATCGCTATGCATACAAGACCAGTCGCTCCGAATATGGCTCCAAGGGTAAACCCTAATAAGAATGTAATCATGGTCTCAGTCCTCCTTGACATAATTTTTGCAATCTTCTGCATATTCGCAACTGTCCATCATGTCACACCGGCTATCACAACCGTCTTGTTTCTCGCAGTAGATACAACACTTTGCTTCACCGTCCGGGCATTCTAATTTACATCTTCCCATTAATACAGTCGCCCTCCTTCTCAAAATAAATATATCTGCTGTTTTTCTTGACCGGCTCCGAAGTATCAATGCCATACTTTATCAGCAAACCTCTCCAAGATTTAAACTCTTTTAGTCTGACCTTGAATCTGGTGTAGGTCTTGCCATCCTTTTTTAAAATTTTCATTTCCATGTTTAGTCCTCCTTGTGCAGTTCTGGTAGTGGCATCCAGGCGATAACTTTATACATCCTTGTTCCTCCATGTCCGTCTGAATATTTATCCCATTCAAGATACCCATATTTCTTTTCGTTCCAGTATCCGGCATTACCAAATTTTAAATAATTCGCAATTCCATAAAGTTTTTCAGGTATTCCATGAACTTTTTCAAGTGTTACAAGATACTCTTTTTCGTCTTCTGGTAACCTCTCACTGACAGGAATCCAACCATTTTCTTTCTCGTCATCCATATTTTCGATATAATCCATGATTTTAAGTCCCAACTCGTAAGCTGTTCCCTCAAAAGGTCTTCCATAAGGATTTATTGTCCTTTTTATGTAATTGTATATTTTACGTTTATTGCTCATCCTTCCACCTCTACAAAATACTTTTCTAAAGTTTCTTTTGATATCTCAATCCATCTGTTAACATTTACTCCGTCAAGATGAATTTCTCCATCAATAATTTTTTCATTTCCAACTTCATAAATTTCGCCTACCTCAATTTCCATGTATCCGTCAACGTAAAATCCATCACCATCGTATGTATCTAACGTGAATGCTTTCACACATTTATACTTCATTCTTCCACCTCACTGTCTTCTGGCATCTGAAACAGGATTGATTTTTTTATCTCATTTCCATAGCCTTTTAATACAGCAATTCCATGCGCCACACTTTCTTTTGTATCATAGCTTCCTGTGTATGCTGCTGTTGCCAGACCTGTGCTGATGATTTTTCCAGATTCAAAATCCATATAAGCTTCCTGAATCATATCCAGTACTTTCATGGCTTTTGCATTGGTGGAATATTCTCCGAGCAAGCAGCACCAACTCATATCTCTTCTTGCACTTATTACTCCACCCGAAACTTCGATATCGAATAAAAGTTCAAGTGTAGCTAAAACTTCCTTATTCTGACTTCTGATTAACATTTTGCGTCCTCCTCGTTGTTCGCTCTTTTATTCCATGCTTCTATTGCATATTCGGGATTGTTATAATGTCCTGTACCGCAAAGACAGTTACCGCATCTTACAAGATACTGAGCATTACCTAAATATCCCATTTCATCATCGGTAAAAATTTGCGCCTCTTCTCCACAAAACGGACAAGGTTTTAATTTCTCCATTTTCATCCTCACTTTCCCCATGTAAGCAACTGACACGCTATTGTGCAGTCCTCCATGATTTCTGTATTATTTATGTATCAATTCACCATTCTAATTTTGATACAACCTCGGTTTGCCGAGGATTCGTTATCACTTTCTGTATCTGTCTAAAATTTTCATTATCTTTTCTACATAATCAGCCATCTCAAGAATATCTTCGTCGTCCATCCATTTCAGTCCATATTTGTTTTCAAACTGATTAAGTTCAAACTCCATATCTCTTATCAAAACAAATTTCTCTGCCAGTTCATTTTCTTTTCTGGCATTTTCATCGTATTCGTAAAACTTTTCGCTTTTTCCATGTTCTTCATATATATCTGTTTCGATCTTGGTTCTTTTTGGAGTGATTCTTGTAATCTTAACCGGAATAATTTTTCTATGTCGGAACGTCGATAACCACCCGCAATTCACCGTTCTGGCAATTCCAACGGTATCTCCTACCTTTAAATCGCCTCTGCTGATTTCTTTTAACTTAATTTTCATTTCTCGTCCTACTTTCATTTAGCCAAATGCTACCTGCCCGTTATTCTGCATGACTTTTTATTTCTCCTGAAAAGCTTAATTCAATTCCTAGTTCTTCCTTGATAGCCTGCACATAATCAATCCATTCAGCCAAGCCCTGATTGATATAGTCCGAAGCTTTGTCCATGCCTGCCATGAACTTCTGGCATCTTTTCTGACCGAATCCAAATTCATCATGCAGGACAGCTATCGCCATGATCACGCAGCATTCAGATACAAGCTGTTTGATCTTCTCAGATGCTTTGTCCAGATCCTTTCTTGCCAGGGAAGTATGTATTCCTGTTACTCCCCTGAATCTGCATTCCTTTTCGAGGGCTTCAAGACCGCCCTCTCTGGTGATTCGTCTAGCAAGGTCAAGACCATCTTCTCTCCCGCGTTCATACTCTCGCATTTTATTCATTTCTTCACCTTTCCGAACCCGTATCCTGTCGGAGCATAGGCTCTATCAGTACTCGGGTGTGCTGTTTTAAGCAACCCATCATCAATAAGCTGGTTTAAATGTCTCCAGATGGTAGCTCTGCTTGCGTCTACTTTCTCGCAGATCTCGCTGACCGATGGTGCATATCCAACAAGTTTAAAGTAGCTTACTACATACATGTAGATTTCTTTTCTAAGTGCCTGTCCCTGTTCGTATTTGTTCTTAGTGTTGTACATTCTTTCTCACTTCCCTCTGTTTGGAATCTAATAACTTATTAAAAGCAACTAGACAATTCTTAATAAACTGTTTATCATTATCATCAGGACACATTTCCGCATACTCTCCAAGCTCTATCAGACGATCAGTGGCCTGCTTAGAATATTCGTCTGTAAGTTCGGCTGAATAGAAATCTTTTATAGCTTTCCAAAATTCAGTCATAAATTTTTGAATATACGGAATATCCTTTGCTTCTACTTTTATTTTTATCATCTCCTTTGAATATTGTATACAATATACTGTATACGCTCTATTTAATTTTATTTTATAAATATAATATATTTATATTATTTTAATATAAGTAACCTTTGTTAACCGTAAAGTAACCGTACTAATTTGTGTAAACCATTGATTTTACAGGTAGGTAACCGAGTAACCGAGTAACCCTGACTTTCTCATATAGGGAAACTTTTATACTCAATATGCACATATAAATACTCATATATATATATGCAGAATCAAAGGTTACCTAGGTTACCCGGTTACCTTTTGGACGAATTGTTTATCAATCAAACACAATATCGTCCGTAATCTCAAAATTATCATTGCAATTCACGAATCCTTTTGGAATTTCGTCTACAATTTTCAAGAACACGCATTTAGTGACAATTCCATCCAGTTTCTTCGCCTTGGTCGGATAACCTCTGCTGTCGGTTTCCACAAGCCCCTTCTTAACAGCCCATGACAAGAATGCCTTTCTGGAGAATCTTCCAATTTTGCACAGATCATCAAACGCTGCGCTATAAATTATTGCGGTTGATGTCTTCTCTACCGGATCATTGTCAATAATTCCCCATCTTTCTGTTTTGATATCTGGGTTATCATCGAACTTAATTCCGTTCATAGCAATCTTGTCAACCACGAACCAGTAAGCGCGTTCATTTTCAGACACCATTTCTTTCTCTGTCAGGAGACTCTTTGCAGTTTCAATGTCAATGTACTGACCATCATGGAATAGCTGATCTGTTGCAATCTTATCTGCTGCCAGAATGATACTCATAGATATACTCTGCTTCTGCATCTTGTCATCGTCCTGTATAAGCCCCTGATAGTGCTTTTGCAGGGCTTTTATATCATCAATGGACATTTCCTTGACTGCGTTCACAAAGTCGATTCCTGCATATCCGTAGTTCTTTTTAAGAGTATCTGCGGTAAGCTGTGGATCATCAAATATCTTTTCAGAACACTCGACCTCAATAATTCGGTTAATTGCTCCGCCTTGGCTGACGTATCCAGCAAGCGGACGCTCACCATTGGTCAGAATGCAGTTCTGCCAGCGGTTCTCCCGGCTCACGCCCAGTTCTTTATTAGAACGGCTTTTTCCTTTTCCTGAGCACAAATCGTATACAATCCCTTCAAAGTTATCCCTGATCTTGGCAGATACCTTGGAAGTATCATCCAGAATTAATGGAAGATTGTTGAGCATATCAGACTTTGCTTCCAGAGCCACATCTGTTGTCTTGAAGTCTCCTATGTATCGTGATTCGCCTGGATTCGCCCAGACAGAAGCCCCTAACATAAGTGTTACGGTCTTGCCGCCCTCAGTTTCTCCCCATAGGTCCACAAAAAATGGAAGGGCACCAACAAGCTTAATCAGAATACTGGCGAAGCTTGCAGCTAACATGATTTTGGGCTCTATTCTTCCAGTAGCACGAACCTTCTTCACGTGTTCATACCATTCTGTTCTGCTGCCGCCTACACTGATACTTTCATACAGTTGTCGGAACCGCATATCTCCATCGAACACAATATCCTTGTCATATGGAAGAAAATAATCCCTGATCCACCCGATTTTGCTAGAGGAATACTGAATGTTGATATAATCGTCATTTGCATTCTCAACGTCTGACAGATACCGTACAAGAAACTTCGCATTCTCTGAAGTTACTGAAATCCCAAGTGCAGATAATCCAACGATTTTAGTAGATGATGCAACCATGGTTTTCGGCACAATAACCTCGGACCATTTATTATTCCTCTTATAGATTAACTTTATCTGTTCTTCTCCGGTCTCCAGATTCTTCATTCGTTCAATCGGAAGTATAGGATGATAACAGGCTATAATGTCCGGCGATCCTGGATTTGTATTTGATATTCTGATTCCATCATCATCCGCCACCCAGTTGAGACATTTCATTCTGTCATATTCACAATCAGAGAAATTAGTCCACTGGTCCAGCATAGACAACGTCCTATTGCTTTTCTCTTCCTTAATCATCTGCTTCTGTACTTTTGTGTAAGCTTTAAGCAAATCCTCAAATTTTTTCTTTACGCCAAGCTCCTTGGCTCTGTCCAGAAGAGTCAGCGTAAGACGTGCCTTGTATATCTCGTCTTCCTGACTGAATATCTTGTCAAACACTTCTTCGTCCAGAATAGAATCCTTCGTGAGCTTGTTTATCATTTCCACTTTTAATCACCTTCTTCCAGCCCTGTTATGAATCCATGGTGATATAGTTCAAGTTGTAACCTGTTCCACGCCTCACACCATCCGTCAGACAATGGTTTCACCCTGTCAAGGATAGCCCGGTAGAAATCTATATCAGACAAGCATTCTTGCAGCTCAACCTTTTTCTTCTGTTCTTCCTTCTGCCGCATTTCCATCTGCTTCTGATGGTGATATATTGCCATTCTGGAAGAGAAATTTGGCTTCTGGTAAGTTCCCCCAAGTACGGTAAAAGCTGTCTTAAAATCGCAATTATCCATGTTCTGGACGAATGTAAATATGTCACCTGTTGCACCACAACCGAAACAATAATAGCTGTCTTTGTAGATTTTCATGGATGCAGTACGGTCACCACTATGAAAAGGGCACTTTATAAATCCTGCTCTGTTTGGAACCATGCCATATCTGTTCAGAACGTCCCTCATGCTATTCTGCTGTTTAATTGTTTCTTTATCCATTTGACAGAATCTCCAAAATTCTTTTGCCGGTGTCTTTCTTGTCGCAAAACAGAAATTCAACACCATACTTGCGCTGCATCGTGCAAAGAATCTTATATAGGACATCTCCATGCATAACTTTCTGTTCCTGTTCTACCCAGATACCATTCTTTTTAACTCTTTTCTTTGCCCGGGAATTCTCCCACCAGAGAACATCATCCAGTTTTTCAATTCCTTTTCCGTGCTCACACAGGAACACAAGTTTTATTCCTGCTTCGTTTGCCCGGATGATCTCGGCACGAAATCTTTCATGCTGCTGGCACACATTGCCACATAATTCAGAGAGATTTTGCTTTCGGTCAACAACCAGTCGAGGGTTGTCATAATTCATGTAATCCCCAACATAGAGCTTCGACACAAACCATTTTTCTCCTGCTGCATCAAATGCTTTCTTAATGCCATCAATAACTTTTTGATGTTCTCTACTGTCAATTTGTATCATGCGAACGGCATCTCCTCGTCAATTCCATCTGGAATGCTCATAAATCCGTCTGGGTCTGTTTCTGGATGTGGCGTCTCTGACTTCTGCTGACTCTGATTAGAACCTTTGCTTTCACCAAACTCAATTTCTTCCACAACAATGTCCGTTGTGTACACCTTCTGTCCGTCACGATTGGTGTAACTGCCGGTCTGGATTCTTCCAGATAAGTCCGCTTTCATTCCTTTAGAAAAATATTTCTCGATAAATTCTGCCGACTTTCCGAAAGCGATACAATTCAGAAAATCTGCTTTCTGATCAGAACCCTCTTTCACGAATCTTCTGTTTACTGCAATAGAAAACCTTGCAATAGATGTTCCATCATTGGTGTACTTGATTTCTGGATCACGTGTAAATCTTCCTGTAAGAATTACTTTATTCATGCTGTTGCTCCTTTTTCTGTATGCTGTTTGTCATAGTCAATTAACATCTTCAGACATTTCTGACCCTTTTCCTTGGTAAGAGACTTAATATCGTTTACCTTAAAACGAGTTTTAATCTGTTCCAAAAGCTTAGCTTCCGGGTACTTGTCAATAATATTTTTAATTGACATAGTAGTCTCGGAACTAATCATCTCGGTTTCTTTTGCCGATTCTGCTTTCCTGCCGGACGTTTTTTCTTTCTCTCCTGTATTAGTGGAATCACTGTCTTTGTTATCATCAATGCAGAACAGTCCATTCAAAGCGTATTTTCTGGCATAAGATGAAGCTGCACCTGTCACCTGTGAAGAATCCATGCCTTTCTTAGACTCTTCTTCCCTTGCATAAGCAACGGTTGTAATCTCGCCGGTATCTTCGCAGTCGTTCAGATGAGCTTCTGCTCTGACATATATTCTGTCTCCGACAACTTCCATCCGATCTGTGACACTTAACACAGTCTTTGTTTCTGCCAGAAGTGGCTTTACAGCTTCCAGAATATCCTCACAGCTCCTGTATTTGTATTTCCCGAAGGAATTGTACTGCCTTTTAGGGGCTCTCAGTTTTGACTGAATAATCCCTAACTTCTCATATATATTCACTTCTATTCCTCCTTGTCATAAACCACATGTTTGCTGCCCTCAATAATCAGCAAGCTTGCAATATCTTTCATTGATAAGGTTGATTCGTTATAGATTTCGACCAGTGCGTTGTATGCGTCCGATGAAACCTTTACAACCTGATTGTCTTTTCCGGTTACCAGTTGTTTCTTTCTTGCCGGAATACGGATTTCAAATTCACTCACTGATACTTTCCTCCTTATATGATTTCTGAGCCGTTAAAAGCCCATTTAAAGCCTGTACGTAGCTCGCCAATGTTCTTGCCTTGTATGATTCTTCAATGGGGTTATCTGTCACAATAGAAAGCTGCCCATCTATCAAATTAAGAATTTCGTTAATCCTCTCCTGCATCTTTCTCCACCTCGCTAAAAAAACAGTAAACATTGTCAGAACCATCTCCCCTTGCAGGGCTAATACTGCCACCCGGAAGCAACCCACTGGCACTGTGATATTCAAGATGATTCAGATACATGTCCGGGTTCTCCCAGTCAATAATGTACTGCTTCCGCTTATTCAGCTCTGACAGAAGCCCATTTACTGTCGTTATCAGTTCCATTGTCGGCAGGAGCTTCAGCTCCATTTGATTCAGCATCTAACGGGCACCTCCCATCTATCAGAAGTTCCAACAAGAAAGCTTTGATTATTCTGAGGCTTTCACGACTTTCTTTCTCATAAAATGGGTTAAAAGATACGTTTTGGTACAAATCCCATTTAAATTTGTCTTTGAGAAGGAGAACATCTTCTTCCCTTTTAACCCCTCTTACTCCCAAACCGTAGCCCGAAAAATCAAAGGTGATATTTGCTGTCGGAACTTCGTTCACAACTCTTTTGCATAATCCATATATTTCATCAATCTCTTTCTCGAACATCTTCTTATCCTCCTTATTTTCTACTGCCAGTCTGCTTTCATCTGGCGTACTGCCCATGCTGCCGAGATACCGAAAAAAATATTCAACCAGATAGGTATATCCACATATTTCCCGGCAAGCATACAAACAGCAATTAGCATATATTCTTTCATTTTATTTCATTTCTCCTGCAATCCACGCAAGGTTGCTTGCCACCAGTGCGGCAACTGTCACAATCCATGCAGTGAACCATCTTTTTGACTTTTTCTTGCTTTCTTCGACAATTTCAGTCGCAAGTGCTACTTCGATGTCAGCCCATGTAAGCTGGCTTTTATTTTTAATTTCACTCATATCTAGCTAATTTCTCCTTATTTTTTCTTATTTGTCTTTACAATTAGCAGATAGAGAACTATAATGTATCTATCCACTAAGGTGTTTTAGTGGTGCAAAGCTCCGGGGTGGAGGTTCCAGCTCCCTCCGGGGCACTCACTTATTGAGAGCCTCTTTGCCTTTCCAGACATGACCGGTTACTTCATAGACTTTCCTAGGGCTTATGATGTATGTGATTCGGCCACCGGAAAGGCTTTTTGCTGGCTTGTTATTCTGCACAGCTACGCCAATCGGCAACCATCCATACACAATCCCTGCTCGGATTGCTGTAATAGGAAGTCCGATCAGTTGACTCGCATCGGCTACGGTCATATTCTCTGATGAGAACTCCGGCATCTGTGGGATTCCTGATATGATTCTTGCGACCTCTGCAGCGAACTGATGAATTTCTGCATTTTCTTTGATGTAAGTATCAACTTCGCTCATTTCATGCTCCTTTCATATTTGTTTTTATGAATTTTTTTTTACCTTTGATTTCTTCTTTCTCTTTTGAGTTTTGAATGGAGATTTCTTTCCGGTAAAATGTGTAAAATTATTTGCTCCCATTATTTATCACCTATTGTATTTCCTTTCCCCCCTACCTATAATGCATTTACAGGCACCGACATGCCAAGTATAACGAAAGGGGAATTATATGGTTGAAACAATCACTCGACTGTATCACTGCCACAAGATTCACAAACATGTGACTGTTTATGAAGAGTATGAGGTTTCTGGTAACAGTCGCCGCCTACTGCGGTGCTCATGTCCATATCATCAATACACGGAAATGAAGCCGCACTGTGATGGGTATAATGACCATGGTTTTCAATGTGGTTATGCAAAAAATCAATAACCAGGCTCACTAACTCATCCGGTCGCTCACTTGGCGATAGGTAACAGTAAAGCCGTAGGTCACATTTGCAACAGTCTCCACCAGATTCTTTGCAGTGTTGGCTGACGGCTTTGTTAAATTGTAATGCGTCCATCTATGCTCCTTTCTTACTTTCTTTCTGATCGGAATCGTCTTTCTTCTCAGAAAAACTTTCCGTCTTACCAAGAATGTATCCCTTGTCAAATTCTGACATATTAGGAATCGCGTTTTTCAGCTTTTCAATGATTCTTTTTTCTTTTTCAGACATGTACTCACTCCTTTCTTGTGATATACTCCCAGTAGACGGGAGGTGATATTGTGTATCTCAATAAAGAACAATTTAATTTCTTGAAATATCTTTCAAGCAAAGAAAAAATTGAATATTCTTCTCTATCGGAAAATGAAATCAAAATTTCAAATTTTCTTGAAGAAGAAAAATTGATTTCTGTTAATAGAGAATCTTTTCCTAAAATCAATCAAGACGGTCAGGTCAGATATGCAAAAGGAAAAACTCTCTCTATTACGATTTCCGAACAGGGAAAATCTTACATTGCTGAAAGAAAACATGAATTTAAAAAGTTACTATTGAAAGATGTGGCTATTCCGATTATTGTTTCGATTCTTACCACCCTAGCACTAAACGGATTAAAACTGTTGCCACACTTGCTACAATTGCTGGAATCACATATTCCATAATCGGATGGCGTTTCATATTTTCCACCTCCTTTGTTTACCTTGTAAACACAGTATAGTCCCTTAGACAACATTTGTCAATACTTTTTTGTTGACTTTGTAAACATTTTATGATATTATATTTTCAGAAAGGAGGAATTAAATTGAAAGACAGGTTTAAAGAGTTGCGAAAAGAATTAAACGTAACTCAGCAAGAATTTGCAGACAAACTAAAGATAAGTAGGAATTTTGTAGCGCAAATTGAAATGGGAAGCAAAGTTCCGTCAGATCGGACTATTGATGATGTTTGCAGAGAATTTAACGTAAACGAAGAATGGCTCAGAACTGGAAACGGAGATATGTTTGTACCCGGAATTAAAGACAAACAAATTTCTGCCATGCTTGCAGACGTAATGAAATCTGGAGAAGATTCTTTCCGACACCGTCTCGTGTCTGCATTAGCCAGATTGGATGATGAGGGATGGGACAATTTAGAAAAACTTATTGACATGATTTCTAATAAGTAAAAAGAAAGACAAGGGCAATGCGCAAACCCTTGTCTTTTTTAATGTTATCCGATTAGCCTTTTCACAAATACATAAATCACTTCTATCCAATGATTATTCGTGCATTTTTCAACCATCTCAATAATCTCTTTCTTATAATCCATAAATAACCCTCCCTGTCGCAACTACCACTTACACTACAGTATATGTCCGGCTGTGGGAAATAGAACCGAACATTAGTTCGTTTTTGTCATTATACCACCTATCCCGACTCTTGGCAACTGCCAAATATACACATGGACTTTTGTTATTTCATACACAAACTTTGCAATCTCAAAGAAAATTATGCTTTCACAGAGGGAAAATGCGAGATCGCAAACTTTTCCACCGCCGTTGTTTATATGTGGATACTTCTGGACAGAATGCTCCTGATATACCATATACGAATGAACTATCTGCATATCTTTCTGATTATTATTGGAAATTATCTTTTGTGGGGTATGTACAAGACTAAATACCTTATAGATCAGCAAGAGAAGTACAAAGCACTTAAAACATTTCTTTTTCATCTAAATCACTCTATTTCGTTCTAAATCTTTACAATATGTTCGTAAAATGATAAAATAAAAATACCACATATAACCGTACTTTACATAATATCGCAAAATCAGCGGTACAAAATACATAATCCGCATAAAAAGTGCGAAGCGTGGCGAAAACATATCAGGAGGGTGTTTATCATGAATGAAAAGAAAAAATATTGTAAGCACTGCGGAGAACTTATTGACGACGACTGCGTAGTGTGTCCTAAGTGCGGAAAACAAGTAGAGCAGTTGACTTCTAACAACAGAGACATCATCATTAATAATTCTGCATCTTCCTCTGCGTCCTCAGCGGCGAGTTCAGGTACACCGTATATAAAGCGGAAAATGCCATGGTATCTAAGCTGGTTCTGGATTTTAATATTGGGTGCTTGTTCTGGCGGAATATATTGGATTGTTGGAATTATAATGAGATCAAATTGGAAATCACATAATTAAATAAAAAACCGCCCTGGCATTGGCGTACCGGGACGGCGTTTATACATCTCCGGAGAGATGCTATATTCTGGCAAAACATATTGTATCATCTTCGGAGCAGTCGAACAAGACAGAAAATTTGTTCGGCTGTTATTTTTATACCTAAAAACAGCTACATAAAGAAAAGAGGAATAAAAATGGCGAAGAAAAGAAAGAAATATCCAAAACTGCCGAATAACTTCGGCTCTATTCGGTACCTTGGCAAGAACCGGAGAAACTGCTTCGCAGTGCATCCGCCAGCTACACTGGGCGATAATGGCAAACTAAAACGTCCGCCGGCAATCTGCTACGTAGATGACTGGATAAAAGGCTTCACTGTTCTGACAGCATATAAAGCCGGCACGTATCAACCCGGCATGGAACGAACTCTTGAGGTATCCCCTACAACCGACATAGATGCTCTTATAAGCCGTTTGATTGCCGACTACAATACAATTAAGGGCGTAGAGGATAAATACCCGGAAATCAAGAAATTGACGTTCTCAGAGGTATATAAACAGTTTTATGCGTGGAAGTTCCCAGAGGGGACAAAACTGTCATACAGTTCAAAGGAAGCATATCGGACGGCTTACACGAACTGCACCGTTCTGCACAATCGCATATTCGAAGATTTAAAGGCTCCTGATATGCAAAAGGTTATTGATGATTGCAAGCTGAAAAAGCAAAGCCAGATGGCTATTTTAACTCTATTCAAGCAGATGTACAAATATGCCGTATACTCAGAAATTGTAACGGAAAATAAGGCGTTATATGTCCATGTTAATGCTGATAATGACACCGAACATGGAACGCCATTTTCTGATCAGGAACTACAAACTTTATGGGATAATGCCAACGATCCAGAAGTGCAGCTCATTCTTATTATGTGCTATTCTGGTTGGAGAATTGGTGAAGTGTTAAAACTTACGACCAACTTGGAAGAGAAATACTTTCAAGGCGGCATCAAAACAAAAGCCGGTAAAAACAGAATTGTTCCGATACATTCTGCTATATACCATTTTGCTGAACAGAAAGTGCTGACACAAGATGGAAAATTATGTGTGTATACTCAGCAGCACCACAGAAAAGCATTGTTCTATCCTACACTGGAACGTTTAGGAATAGTCGGCAATCCGAAGCACACGCCACACGACTGCCGGCACACCTTTTCTGCACTGTGTGAAAAATATGGCGTCCGGGAGAACGACCGAAAGCGAATGCTCGGCCACTCTTTTGGTGGAGATGTTACAAACGCTGTGTACGGCCACAGAACACTGGAAGAACTCCGGACAGAAATAGAAAAGATAAAAGTTCCATTTGTGACTAACTGTGACTAACGGAACCCATTTTAATCTTTCTAAAACAACCGAAATATCATTATCGAAATGCCGGAAACCCTATTAAAATCAACGTTTTCAGCGATTTTGCAAGGATTTCCTTCATTTCATTTTCATTATTCTAATTTTATTGATTGTGACTAACAAATAGAATTTAGAAAATTGCGCAAATGCCTGTAAATACAGTGTTTTTGGCACTATTATATTAGGAAACAATATTTTTATTTGTGACTAACGTGTGACTAACGATAACAGTCTAAAACTTCCGAAATGATACAAAATATGTTTTATAAATAAAATTCCCGGGGAATTAACCCCGGGATGTTTTTATATGGCAATCAAATCTTTCCATGTGACGGGCCCACAGACTCCGTCCACTTCCAGAACATCTTTCCTAGATTCTTGATAAGCTTTCAGAGCGTAAATTGTGTTTGTGTCTGCTGTCCATGTAAGTTTCAACGCTTTGCCGTTTTTGCCTTTAAAGCCTCTGGCTCTTAAAATTTCCTGTAAGAGGAGCACAGATGTGTTTTTATCTCCTGCTTTTACTGTTTCTGGATTAAACATATATTTCTCTCCTGTTTGTGCGGTATTAGGCAATGCATTTTCAGATTTTACGGGTACAGATGCATCAGATGTAATACTATAATCTGGTGTACAGAACTTAGTTCCGGGCATCTGGCTGTTAAGATAACTCTTTGCACAGACACCGCCGCCATTTGCAATAATTCCAGATGCACCAGAAGTATTTCCCTCGATGGTATAGAACCTGTCTCCGATTACGGCCGTTACGATGCCGGTATGAGTGAAAGTTCCATTATGATAAAAAATTACAATATCACCGATCTTTGGATTAGCGTTCCTTGTAAACAGATTACCAAGTGTTGGGCAGTAAACATAGGGCCAGTGTTTCAACAGTTTTTTTGCTTTTTCCTGTCCGAATGCTTCCATAAAGCACCAACTCACGAATGCTGCGCACCAAGGCTGTCCTTGATATGATGGCTTAATGTCTCGCCAGTACTTCGTATAGTTGCTCGAACCGGCGTTTGCAGTCTTACTGTCGAGCTGACTATTGCTCTTCTTTTCAAGGTATCCAATCTCATTTTTTGCAATGAGAATCACTTTTTCAATAGCTTTATCCATTGCAGAAACCTCCTCTTTGTAATCCTTATAGAATACATCCATGTCAACGTTACCACTAATGCCGGATACTTTTCCTCTACTGGAATACTGCCAGCCTACACCAACAGATGGACGCAATCTTTCCTGTACAGAGCCATTATCACTAGCCGGATAACGAGCAATCCAGCAATCGTACTTTTTCAGGGTGTCTGACAGAACGTTATTGTACCAATCAAGATTGCAGTAGATACCGACCTTATAACCGGCTTTTTTGATTCTGGTCAGAAATGCTACTGCAATATTCTCAATCGCCTGTTTTCCAAGGTTTCTCTGCTGACTCCATTCAAGGTCGTAGAAGATTGGAAAGTCCATTCCGCGTCCGCCAAGAACAGAAATTACGCTCTCAGCTTCATCAATTGCCTGTGCCGGTGTCAGAGCGTAACTGTATTTATATCCGCCGACAAGGATTCCATTTGACTTGCATCCTTTGTAGTTATGCTCAAAAGAGGAATCAGTTCCAGATTTTTGATGGATTCTCAATATTGCAAACTTAATTTCAGAATTCGATACTTTCGCCCAGTCTGGCTTGCTCTGATAAGATGATACGTCAATTCCTTTAATTTCCATATTTTCTCCCTTGCACGTATTTTATTTCACTATCCCTGGTTTTGATTCTGTTACTGTCCCGTCCTCATTCAGTACATAGCCATCCTTTTGAAGCCTTTCAATTACCTTCTTATTCCACAACTCGGGAACATCTGTCCATTTTTTCAATTCATTAATAACTCTTTCTTCGTAAAATTTAACCATTATTCTCACCTCTGATTGTTGCAACTAAAGTAGCCAGTTCATCAAGTGCCGAATCATGCGTTGATACAAGTTCAGCCAGACCGTCAATACCATCACCATTAATTAGAATTTTACGATTAGATTCCGCATTAAGCATTTGCATCACCAAGTCAAGTTTTTCAGACATTTCATTCAGTCTGTTTGAAACTCTATTAATTGCTTTATAAATATTTGCAATTTCCTTTTTATCCATATGCACCTCCTGTTCCTAGCCATTCAGCTATAAATAATTCATTAATTTACTAGGATTTTAGAAACATAAGCAAGGGGCGAGGCTCCTTTCTTGACTGGCATCGGCGATGTCCGTATTCCCTGCCGCATTCACAACACAGAAGGACTCATTGGCACTGCGGCAAGGCGAACGCTCCCACCAAACCCCAGACACATAAGAATTGCTAGTTCGTGGGCTTTTATACCTGTTTGCGGTCGCATTCTTAAAGTATTGATACTGTGTTCCTTCACCTCCAAAAGAATATGGAATGTTACCAAAAATTTCGATTTCAGATAGTAAGAACGCATAATCGTTTGAAGTCTTGATTGTACTACTCTGACCTCCCACAGATGTCAGCTTTTTAACCTGTTTCATCATGCTTTGGACATAAGCAGGTAAACATTTCTTGTACACATTATTACACCATGTACGTCTTTCACAACCTTCCCAACCGCCGCTATTCATATCTGAGCTATTCATATAACCACATTCATGAGATGCATCGAGAGAATTGTTATATTCTGTCGTAGTGTCTAAATACAGCAGGCGTTCCGTCTGAATTGTAATAGCGGCTTTGGCCTTGCCATTGATAGCAGTTACCAAGTCGTCATGTTCAATTCCGATGATCACATAAGCATAATCATTTGCTTTGTGTGACTCACTCACGCCTGTTGCATCCATAGCATTGTGATGGATGGTTCTCTTGTCGCCAACCGCCCAATATTCGCCAATATTGATTTTACCTGCGTAGTGCGCTTTAATCATCCTTGCTATTTCAGCATCCGTTCCGTCAGCGAATGTGACAATCTTCAATTCCCCTGGTTCACCGAGAAGTCTGTTTCCTGTATCGTAGTTGTATACGCCATCAGTGTTGTATGGGAACAGCACGAAGTAATATTGTTTGTCGCTTGTTAACCCTGTGACTGTATAGCCTGTGGTTTTGTATTTATCTCGAACCGTATTATCAACCACAAGCGTTCCGTCATCTGGATTTGCAGGATAGCCCGTTTCTTTCATTACAAGTTTTGTGCCAGCCCATGTAGAAAATGTTGAGCCACTGATTACCGTGTTTTCAGGGTCTTGCCATTTAATTGTGACAGATGTGTTTGCATTTTCAATTGTTGGGTTGTTTACGGGTTTAGGGGTAACGGTCACGCCTCCGCCTTTTGCGTGGAGTGTTCCGTCTTCGTCTATGAATGTTGTCTTACCGTCGGGCTTAACCTTGCCAAGAGTTTCAGTTGTAGCAATCGGGACAGTCGCATCACTTCCCCTGTCTCCTTTTGGCCCTTTTATGTTGACTGTTTCGGGATTGGTGATTCCATCTGTGTTGCTCCAGCTTATATTTCCATCGGTGTCCACACTTGGGACGAATGTAGTGCCCTTGTCTCCTTTAGGCCCGGCATCCCCAGCCTCTCCCTTTTCTCCTCGCGGCCCAGTATCTCCTTTTGCGCCCGTATCGCCTTGCGGTCCGGTAATATTTACTGTCTGGGGGTTTTCAAGTCCCCCGTCATTACTCCAACTTATATTTCCTCTGCTGTCTACAACAGGAGTAAAGGTGATTCCTCGCACGCCAGCATCGCCTTGCTCGCCTTTTGGACCAACTGGTCCCTGTGGACCTTGCAGCCCAGTATCGCCTTTTAGACCCTGTATTCCCTGCTCTCCTTTTTCTCCGGGGTCTCCTTTTATGCCCTGCGGTCCCGGGTCGCCCTTTGGCCCTTGCGGACCAACTGGTCCCTGCGGACCTTGCGGCCCTTGAATCCTGCCAGCATTGTTCCAATTTGTGCCGTTAAAAACCCACATTTCTCCATTTATTAAATACGCGTCGTTCTTCTCTGCGCTTAAAGGGAGGTCTGCCTCAGATTCTTTTGTACCAAGGATATTAAGAGATGTTCCATCATTTCCTTGTTCACCCTTTTCTCCTTGTGGGCCTTGTGGACCTTGTGGACCAACATCTCCTTTTTCACCTTGTGGTCCCTGCGGACCTTGAGGCCCTATAATATTACCAACATTTTCACTATCACCATCTGAAAATGTTATTGTCAAATTTCCATCTGTGCCGATACTGACCGCTGTGATAGAGATACCCCTTAGTGATTCTTTCTGCTCGGGTGTCAGCGATTCAAATGCTACGGTGCCATCCGCACCCTTTTCTCCCGGATCACCTTTATCTCCTTTTTCACCCCTTGGGCCCTGCTGGCCAGCAGGACCCTCTGCGCCTTTCTCTCCTTTATCTCCTTTTTCGCCTTTTGGACCCTGCGGGCCAACAAATTCTCCGGCATTGACCATCTCTGAAATATCCTCAATGGAACACAATCGTCTTACATCATTAGCCGCAAATGCAATGTATAAGGCTTTACCAGATGGAACGGACGGGTCATTGCCAAGAATCGCAACGGGCTCTCCGGGACGAATTTTCGACGTATCAAAATCGGAGTACATACCGCGCCGGAATTGTATTGTGTATGTATTGGCCATATTAGACTCACCTCCTTATGAAAGGAAATTATTTTTTATGTAATTCTTTACGGAGTCAAGATTTTTCTGCACACCGTCATCCATCACAAGGAAATTGCCTTTATTGTTCTGACTGATAATACCTCCTGTGTTTTCGTCTACTTCTGAATAGGTGTATGCAATTCGACTTCCCTCTCCAGTGCTAAGATTCATAAAACTTGTTAAAATTTTCTTCATAATGCTGCCTCCATCTGGTTGATAATATTTGCTCTATCATTAATAAGCTCTGATTCATAATTTGGCTCCGATACCCCTATTTCTTCTGACTCATAATTTGGTTCTGGGATATCTATATCTCTTGCATCTGTATAAGCCGTATCTCCCGGGTCAGTAAATCGCATATGCTCATATTCGGTTTGCTTTGCTTTGATTTCGAACGAAAATTTAAGTCCCGGAGTCCCTTTTACAATAAAATAATTTTGCTCTTTCTCAGCTATCCAGCAGTCGCCATCTCCTTCTTTTTGCAAGAACACATAATATTTTATGCCGACATTTGCAGATTCCTGAAAGATATCATCTATGTCAATCATACAAGTCCCGTCTTCTGATATTACAGATTCACCGATATCTCCAAAGAACGGGGTTGGCATTTCATAGCAGTAAAAGAGCTGTTCATCGTAGTCTACCGTCGAAACTGATCTTGATTTTGTCCCGCTTACTTTCAACCTACCTCTGATAGAAGCATCTGCAAGGTCCGTTCCCGTTCCAACGCTATAAAAATGTCCGCTGGCTTCTACGTGTGTGCCTGCTTTAACTTTGCTTGATGCCGAAACGTTACTCGCTGAAACAGTACTTGCCGAAACACTAGTACCAACCGAGACTGAGCTTGCGTGTACGGTTCCTGCGTAGAGATTAATTCCTCTAATTCGTGTTCCATACAATGTGCCGTACCCCGGCACATATATTCCTGTATTCGTCTCTGCATAGATTTCTCCGGTTGAAGCGTTTAGTATTATTTCCCCGTATATGCCACTTGCTGAAAGTTTTTTATTCCCAATTATCCATCCTGCTAATTCGCCTGTGTTAATATAATCGGCATTTATATACACGTTTCCATTTGATAGATACAGGCCTTTATTACTACTGTTATCGCTTAGCACATTAATAATCTCTTGTTTAGACATCTTTCCTATGTCGAGATTGCCAAGCGCATTGTCTGTATAGCGGTTTGCGCTCGATAGTGCTGCCGAGGCTTTATTTTCGGCAACGCTATATATTGTATCGCCGTTCGTTAACGCAAACGTATTAGGCCTGAGTGTAACATTTCCGTAGTTATCAATCGCAAATGTTGATGTTCCAGAACTGTTTGTAACATTGATGTTCTTCAAGCTAATTAAATCAGCTGAAATCTGGCCGGACTTGATATAGGAAGCATTTATATACAGATGTCCGTTCTGCATATAAATTCCCTCTTGCTTACCGTTATCCGTTAAAGCGTTAAAAACTCTTTCAAAATTGACAATTTTTTCAGCGTCCAGTTCCCGCCAAGCGCCATCAGTCCCAGAAAACATATATACCTGGCTTGTAGAGAAGTTCATGAATATCGAGCCGTCATGCTTTTCATATTCTTCACTTTTCCACTCAGATGCCGGATAATTCTGCAATGTTGGTGTATACGTGCCATAATAGTTCGGGATAGTCACATTACGAGCTGTCTCATCCACAACGTCCTTGGCGATCTGTTCAATAGTTCTACTTTTTAGCGTAAAGTTTTCGACTTCTAACGTGACAGCGCCTGTGTTGGCATCTATTCTTAATGTCGTATTCCCATTATTGTCTTTTGCTGTAAAACCTCTCGTGTTAATCCATTCTGATTGAATACCGATGGCATAGAGAATATTCAGAACGGCATCTCCATTACTATCAAAGCCGGCTTTCCATGTCTGACCGCCGTCTACTGACAAGAAGAATCCATCAGCACTTGTTTTATAAATTACTTTAGAATCAGCAAGTGTAGGCTTATCATGCCGGTACGTAATTACGGAACCATCTTCTTGTGCTTCCTCTGTATAGAAGAAACCCAGCGTGTTCGCTGCAAGTTCATTCATCTGTTTGAGCTTTACGTCATAGGCAGATAGTTTCTTTTCTATATCTTTTTTTGACTGCTCTACCGCTGCTTGCTGATCACCAATAAACTCACTTGCATCTTCTTCAGCACTCTTTGCGCTACAGTTCCATGATGTTGAGCCACCGAACACAAATTCTACATTAGTTGCAAATGATCTAAAGACACGATTTTTAGTGTCGATAAATTCGACTGGGTCTCCGAAAGTGGCGTATCCGTTGGCAATTCCATCACATGAGAAAGGACGCATTCGTAGGCTGATTAATTGATTTCCAATAGCTTCGACTCCTGCCTGTGCATTGCCTGACAGTAACTGGTTATCAATAGTAATTACATAGCCGTCCTGACCCGACATATATTCTGTCTCATCCTCTATGTACTTAACGCCTGTTACAATAACATCGTCTACATCATATTGTAGATTCTGAATTGAAAATAATGCGTGATAGTCGTTATTGCTTAACGTACCACCATCAACCACAGTCCCTGTCGTCCACGGATTAAGCGTGCCACCATCCAGATCATCACCATTTGTCCAGTTCTTTACTGTTCCGCCATCGTAAATAGTCGTATTGGTAAATGTCTTATCAAACGTAATAATCCTGAGTAAGTCATTTTCGTCGATTCTTGCATTTCCGCCGGCTATTCCGGCACACATTCCGATTACTGTACGGTATGTCGCATTAGATGGCGCTTTCTGAATCTGAAAATCCGCATTTGGAAACACTGCATCTCCAAGAGTGATTCCACATTGCTGACAGCATTTCGAGAGCAGTTCCTTGACCGTACAAGGAAAAGACAGATTAGAATCATATGCCTTATCAGCGTTATGCATTTTATCTAAGAGAGAAAGACTTATTTCGCTTGCTGTTGCGGGCTTTTTCGATACAATATAAGTACCTCTCTTTATAGTTTCTATCCTGTCAGATAACTGCACATTGAGAAAGATAACAAACCTTGCAGCATTAAAATTATATCCGTCAAAGCGTCCGTCATCATTTACCAATGATAAGCTTGCCGTTTTTTCTATTGCTACACCCACCGGGAAGTCCCCAGAGTCTGCTGAATCTACGAGACTATTTCCAGACAGATAAAAGTCTTTTTTGTCCAGCTTAAGAGTTGCGCCATTTGACAATGTAACATTTGCTGTCACGTAATAATTTCTGTTTGTAAGAGATTCTTTCTTTAACTGAGTAGATACATTTATCAAATTGGTTCAATCCTCCTTACATTGATAGACAAATCTGTCCACTTTTCTTCCCCGTCTTTCAGAGTTTGCGCAGCCATATTGAAATTTGATGCGTAGAACGTTCTATCTACCCATCTTCCCGGTATAGTTGGGTCTTTGTGGTGAAATGTGAATTGACTTTTGTTGAGTATAGAATTCAATATTGTTGCAATTTCACTCCATGTCAATTCTCCCCATTCCATGTCAT